AGACATATCTTTATCATTTATTCTAATAAAAAACCTATTGCCTTCAAAATTATATTCTCTATTGTTTAGTTTTAATATTCGACAGAAATTTGCTTCCCACGTACTCCTTACATAGTGTCCTATATCGTCTCTAAAGCCTCCCCTGCCTCTCCCAGAACCAACAGGAGACGCTTTACCATACATAGGATTACCTGAGCCAGAAAAGCTCCTACGGCCCTCTATACCTTTTCTTCTAGCTTCAATGTTTTTAATGGTGTGAAATTTACCATCTTTCCAAGCTCTAGATACAGAGTTAGATACGTTTTTATTATGTTCATCTGTTTTTACTAAAGTTTTCATGGTTTTAGATATTTTACTATTTTTAAAACTATTCATTTCATCTTTTGAAAAATGTTTAGAAACGAATAACATTATTTTTTCATAAGAAATACCTAAAAATATATTTATTTTATTCAATGAATATATAATGTTGTGAATATTTTCTCTTTTTACATTCTTATTCTGCCTATATAAATTAATAATTTCAAACTCATCTCTTGATAATAAGTCTATGTGGTTTTTATCTTTCGTCTTTCTTATATGATTAACCACCTTCCAATGACTGTCATATTCTCTTTCACAGATTGGACACTTAGTTAAAAATGGTTTTTTAAAATCTTCTTTCATACAACTTATATCGGCAAATATTTAATTATTTTGTATATACTTTCTTCGTTTTACATATTTTAAAAATAATATATGGAAAGTGAGCTACTGTATATACAATTCCATTAAGCCACAGTACAATAATAAATGTTATATGCTGTTATATGTGTGTAAAAAAAAAGAGCCTCAATTTCTTGAGGCTCTCAAAAGCACCGTGTTTATTGGTGTTTAGTCGTTATTAGGTTGCAGAGCTTACGTTGATTCTTGCTACTGCGTAGTCGTTCACGATCACTATCCCGATTTCTTCGTAGATGACCCATCCTAATCTTAATTTCTTAGGATCGTCTGCTGGAAGTACGGTAATATCTTGTCTAATTGGGAACGCACCAACGGTATCAGGAGAAGCTATGACAAGCACAACATCGACTGGCATACGAGAAGATACATGGATATCAGCGGTATACAAGTGACCATAAAGGCCGGTTGTGATGATTTCTCTCTGAGTTGCTTCGTCGTAGAAGGTCTTACCAAACGCACGGACTGAAGCGAACTGGGTTGCGTGCATGATTATCTTAGTTGCAACGAGGTCATGCGTCTCGATGTAACGGAAAGCGGTGTTCAAAGATGCTACGCTCAAGGTTCCGAAGTTGTCAACAACGTTACCAGAAGAGGTTGCAGCAGCGAGCAATGCGGCGAAAATATTTGTATCTTCTTCCTTTTGAATCGCTTCTTTTGCCTTGATCTGGGCGCGGTCTACAATGTAGAATCTACGAGCCTTGATTTCTGAAAGCTTAACAGTTGGGTGAGCCGCGATTTCGAATGTAGGAACGAGAATTTCTTCACCTTCTACAATCTGGTCAGGAACGCCACCACGACGAGATATAACAGTTGCGATGGAAGCTACGTCTCTTTCGTAACGAGCCAATGCGCCCTGTGGTAATTCGTCAACCATCAAGCACTTACGACCTACAGCTTGGAATTCCAAACTTCTACGAATAGGTTCAACCATTGCTTGAGCCAAGGCTACTCTACCTTCATCGGTAGACATAGCAATAGCTATTACATCTTCTTTTTCTTTGTCAGTCAAATTATTTTTATTAAAACTCATTTTCATTTCTCCTTTTTCTATTTCTAAGTATTCACATACAGCAAATCTTAGAATGATAGTTATTGTTTGTTCAAATTCACACAGTTAAATTACAAAGACATCTTGAATTCGATGTAGTTGCCCAAAGATATAGAGCTATTTACATCAGTGCCAGTGACACCAGATGGTTCTGCTCCATAAGCCTTAGTTACGATACCGACTACTGCACCAGAAGCGTACACTTTCAATAATCCGTTAGCAGCTACACCCAAAGCGGTGCCTGGGGTTGGAGCAGCAACAACTAAAGTAGAGTCAACTTGGTCAGAAGCAAAGATACCACCATTTTGATAAACAGTGATTTTGCCACTTGCAGCAGTTTCATCAAAGAAGTCGGAAATACGATTAGAGGTTCCTCTTTTGCTGCCCGCACCATTAATGATGAGAGTATTAGCATAAGGTGTTCCACCTAAGCTTACGCCGCCTTTCGTTGCCGCAGTAGAGCTATCGCCAGCAATACCCAATGGGTAAGCTTCGTTAGCACCGGCAGCAACAACATAACCGCCAGTGTCAAGCTTAACAACCTTACCTTCTAACAAAGATGGGTTGGTGCTTGGGTTTACAGGGTAATCTCCTGCTATTACGTGTTGGATTTCAATTAAAGCCATTTTATTTTCTCCTTAAAAAATTTACATTCTCTTATATGGTAGGCTTATTAATTTCTACCATATGTCTTTTTAAACTCATGTTCTGTTTCACTAGCCAATTCATTTCTCTTACCGAGAGTGAACATTTCAGTTAGCTGTTTAGTAAGGTTAACATCAGCACTAGCTGTTTTAGTTTCCTTATTACCGATAACTACGGTTTGCTCTAAACCGTCTGATGCTACGTCGAGTCCTTTCTTTACAGGAAATATATCCTGTTCTAAACTTGATAGTTGAGCTAATTTTAATGCTTTGAACTCGTCAATCTTTCTGCCTAAGTCTTTGACTGTTATTTTTCCAGCCTCTAACATTCTGCCTGCGATTGTAGTTGCCTTTGCAGTAACTAACTTAACTTCTTCGGACTCCGCTATGGTAGTACCTTTTACTTCGTTCTGTTTTTCAGCATCGCTGGTATCAGTCTTTAACTTTCCACCACCGGCTGGGATACTTGGAGCATCCTTTGGTTTATCTTTAAGTGTTTCTTTTTCCTTACCGATAAATCCACCATCGCTCTTTACATCTTTATCTTTTATAGTTTCAGGACTAAACTTCTCTTCTTCGCCAATTGTTTTTCCATTACTGTATGGTTTTACATCTGCGTCATCTTGAGGAGCCTTAACTTCAACTTTCTTTTCAGAAGCTTGGATTATACTGTCTGCTAATCTGTTCATGCGATTCTTTGTAGACGCAGACTTAGATTTTTCAGAAAAATTACCAGCCCCTTCTTCGCCGCCAGTGAATCTTGTATCTCCACCAGTTGCCTTATCATTATCCTTTTCTCCACCAATTCTAGCATCAGCAGAAGGAACATCTACTTCTTTAGTTTTAACTGGCTGTTCGTCACCAATCTTAGAACCATCTCCCTTAGATGGAATCTTTGGCCCTTTTTCATTCAAAGGCTGTTCAATTCCAATCGTCTTTCCATCTTTTATCTTCCCAATATCCTTAGAATCTTGAACATTTTCTTGTTCTAATCCCTTGGCTACTTTCTTCTGCTTATTTATAACATCAAGAACACCGCTTAAATTCAAGCCATTTATTGAACCTTGTCTTGGGATATATCCAGGACGCATAGTTGAAGCTTCTTTTTCGGTTATCATGTTGCCTTCTTCTCCTTCTTTTTCTACTTTCTTCTTAGAAGTATCTTTATTAGTTACTCCTGGATTATCGTTTTCGTCTTCATCATTATTCTCTTCTTTTTCTTCTTCTCCTTCTTTTTCTTCTTCAGAATTTTCATCCTTATTATCTTCATCAGATTCATCTTCATCAGATTCATCGTCGTCAGATTCATCATCATCAGATTCATCATCATCAGATTCATCATCAGTTGATTCTGTAGACTCTTCAACAACTTCAGAAGGTTCTTCGGTAACTTCTATTTCAACAACTTCACCACCGGCTGGTGCAACTTCAGACACAGCAGGAGCAGCGATTGCAGCAGGAGCGACCAGTGGAGATACGATATTTTCCATCAAAGGTTTTTCTTCTACTGGAGCCGCAGGCACTCCATTAGATTCGGTTCCTAAGTTTTCATCCAAAACCTTATCAACAACTGTATCTACGGTATCAGCAACATTACCAGGCATTTCAACTTCTACTTCAACTTCTGGAACTTCAATGTTGTGATGTTCTTCTTCGGCTGGATTTTCACCCTTAGCGATATCAATTGCTGCATCTAATTTTTCCAAAAGGTCTAGAGGAAGTTCAACGCTTACTGTTCCAGGTTGCCCTTCATCATTGAATGGACTTATTTCTTCTGGCATATCTGTAGTTACTTCTGGAGTAGATGTTGGCAATCCACCAGGTCCACCTGGCCCTTCTGGATTCTCATCAATACCACTACCTAACTCTTCAGAAATTTGATTTTCTATTTGAGCATACTTAGTCTTTATATATGTACAAATTGTTTGTGATTGTCTTAAGTTATATCCAATCTTCAAATAATCTTGCAAACATTCAGACTGAGCATCTTTTTCCATCCAATCTTCGCCTACAGACATTGCTAACTTGGTAGAATATACACCATTATCTCTTAAAGAATTACAGATAGCATCAGCTAAAGGCTTACCTTCATAAGGTCCACTCAAGCAAACCGCATTTTCACCAAATCTATTAGCTAACTTCTGACGACACATTTCGCATGGGAAATCCTTAGAAGCTACTTTAGAGAAAGTGTTCTTGTAAGTTTCTATTGCAGATGCTTTTTTACCAGCAGTCTTAATAGAACCTAAAAGACCCTTATCTTTCATAGCCAATATTGTCTTACCTTTGGTTGCGATATCCATGAAATCAAACTGTTCTTCAGTTATGTTCATTTTTTCAAGAGCCTTTACGATGTTCTGCTTTTCTCTAGAACAAGAATCACAACTAACCTTAGTTAATGGATTCCATATCCAAGTAGCATATACTTCATTTGGCTTATCAGATACAGAAGCAAACTTCACGCTGTAAGGAATACCCGTATCTAAACACAAGTGTTCATTAGCAGATACTTCTATTGTATTTGTTGAACCAGTAAGAGGACTTACCGAACCCAACTTTATATTGTTCTTGCTTATCTTTTCTCTTGCAGTCTTAGTTAATAGAGTTGTTGCAGAAAATTTCTCTAAAGCAACAATCTTATAAGAAGCAGCAGCTTCCATACCCTTAGCCGCACCATCATCTTCAGGTAAAGCAAATCCTTCACCAGCTTCTTCACTTTCATGATCTGGTCTTGAAGCATCATTGGTTATGTGTACGACAGATTCATACCACCACTTAGAACCGCAATTATTACATTGTCCTTTTCCAGAAACAACATCTACGTCATCACTAGAACATACTGGACACTTGGTACCAGGAGGAACCGCATTCAATTCATCCATACCACCTTCTTCTAACCCTTGACCCATATCACTTTGTTCAAAGCTCTCTAGAGGAGGCTGACCACCAGTTGGTGGTTGAGGTAAAGTTGCTCCTGCACCTGCACCGGCTCCACCAGAAGGTCCACCAGGGATTTCACCACCAACTCCTGCACCACCTTGTCCACCAAACATCTGAGCTTGTTTTACCATAGCCTTTCTCTTAGTAGAAGCAGCCATCATCATCTTGTTATCTTCACCAAATCCATCTGGCTCAATTCCAGTTTGTTCTGGGGCGTCTATAGACTTCTTAGAAGGACCGTTTCCGGCTACACCGCCATTAAATATTTGTTCAAGCTGTTGTTCAGCAGACATATTTGAGCTTCCAGGGCTTACCGTGCCGGCCAAACTCACATCTTCAAAACCATCATTTGGAATATTATTCATATCGGCATCAGTTGGAAGTCCATCTTTAACCGCAGTCTGTTCTTCTCCAGGATAAACCTCAGAAGCATCAGGAAGGTCATCAAAACCATCTGCCCCTGGCTTCATCCAACCTGGATTTATTTGCGCCAAAGCAATCTTTTCATCTGCACTTAAAACATTAACATCTTTCATGGTTGCAACAACTAAACCGTTTTCTTCATCTACATCAACAGCGGTCAAAGCAACTTTGATATTCTTGTTGTTAATTTCACTTCTAGCAAACTTAGCAACAGACTTCAAGAATTCTCTCTTATTTTCTAAAGGAACGCCAATTTCAGAAAGGTCTGAAGCTATTTGATAAATACCATCGGAAGGAGCTTCAGATGCGGCTAAAGACTTAAGAGCAGATTCAAAATCTGATTTCTTATTTACAGTTGTTACTACATTTTCTTTTTGCTTCAAAGCATTTTGAACAGAAGCTTCTACCATCTTCATACCTTCTTCGCTAGAAGTTACAACCTTCATAGCTTCGAATAAGTTGTCAGTAGAGAAACCTTGTAAGTTTTCACTAACTGTCAAAATCAAAGAATCAATAGCATTAGGAGTATTTACACCAGATGCTACCTTAGAGAAATATCCATAACGATTAGTTTCAGCAAATCTATTTTCTTTCTTATTAGGAAGAGCATTAACTAAAGTCAAGAAAGAGGCTTTATCCAAATTCTTAACATTCTTATTTATATATTCAACTGCATTGATTATCTCGCTTGGAGTTTTACCAAAGTTAACAATAGTTTCTGCCAAAATGTTCTTAGCAGTCTTAACTATTTCTTTAGAATCGGCCCAACGATTAACAATATCACCCTTGGCAGCATCTAACTGTTTTTCAGTTATTACAGCATGAATAGGGAAACTGTGATGACTTCTGAAATCATCAAGTTGTTTCTCTGTGGTTATTGTGGATTGGTCTTTGTCTAAAATAGAACCAACCAAACGACTGGTTTCATTCCATTGTTTTTCAGTTATAACATCAGGATATTCGTTCCAACGAACGACATAACCATTCTTAATGCTGTCTAACTGCTTCTCAGTTATAACATCATAAGAACCTCTTCTTTCTTGAGGAGAGTCAGTAGATGTAACATTTACATCTTTTGGATTATCTAGTTGTTTTTCAGTAACAACGGTTGGAGAATCGTTAGTTCTTTCTCCGGTAAATTTCGCATTATCTAACTGTCTTTCAGTGACTACGTTAGTATCATGAGAGGCAACTTTTTCTTGTGAATCGTTTTGGCTATTTTTTGTAGACATTACATCTGACTCCTTTTCTATGTTTTTTAACTGACTAACTTTGTAAATATTCTCTACTCTATTAGAAAATACTTTTAACATCTCTTTTAGATTTATAAATAAATTTATAAATTCCTTTTTTTCTTTTTCATTATTTATTAAACTGGCCGCTTTAGGCATTGTAACATTACCCAAACTGCCCATATCCAGGTTTAAATTACTATTATTTTCTGGTTCTTTTGACATTTGTGGCACTGGCTGAGGTTTAATTGGAGCTACAGCATTAACAATTGGTGCATTATCTTCTGAAACTATTGATGGTAATTGCGTATATCCATTCTCAATAAGTTCATCAGCATATTCTTGTATTTTTGCAATAACTTCTACTAAATCGCTAACGTATTCCATAGATATGTGTTCTTTCTGAGCCATCATTGACTTAGCAACACGTTCTATCTTATCCATTGCGTCATTTAAGAATTTGATTTCTAAAGCACCAGAAATCTTATTTATCTTGTCTTGAACCTGAGCCACTTTTTTATTATCTGAAATTGAGCAAGCTCCATTGTGACAGTTACTTAATGTTTCTCCTAACTTAGCCACCTTCTTAGATAAACCTTCAGTATTGAAAACTTCATGTACTAAACAGTCATGACAGGCTGGATTAACTACTAAACTATCTTCTATAAACTTTATACCAAAGTTATGTTCATATGTTTTAGATTCTTTATGAATGATTTTTCCATCTTCGTCTAAATTTGAGAACTTAACAGGGCAAGAATCATATCCTGGCACTTTAATACCGTTTTTACCATAAGCTAATTCAACTTTACCAGTAAATGTTTTATTTTTTCTATGTTTTATATGGTCACAGTATTCTTCGGCAGTCTTTGCCGCCGATCCGCAAATATTACACACAGAAACATCTACAGAGCAGCCCATCGAAGTATTTGAAACCATAATATGGTTTACACAATAAGAATGGTCTTCTTCTATTTCTAAATCGTAAACTTCTCCATTATATTCAGTTTTTTGTATACCCGTTACCTTTCTTAAAACTATATCTTCCAAGTTGTGCCATGCAGCAGGTTTATATTCATTCTCTTTTGCTTTTTTGTATATTAATTTTTCTCTAAGTTTTTTAGATGTGGTTAATCCAAATACTATTTCGTGTACTGGTCTATATCCCCATTTACCAGTATTTTTTACAACTCTATATCTTGTTCTTATTCCAATTTTAGAGAACAAAATTCTAAGCTGGCTTGCTAGTTTTTCAGAAACAGTTGCAACTCCATAAATTTTCTTTTTTACATTATATCCATCTCCTTCTATATATCCAGCTAATAATGCAGCAGTTAAATTTTTATCAATATTTAATAATTTTTCATTTAAAACTTTATCGTAACTATATTCTCCACATTTATCTAAAAACCACGCTGCTACATCTTTACCGTATAAACAAACTCTTGTCTGTGATGAGTCTGGATAATGATTTATTGTTGGAGAGTTTTCCTTATTAGAGAAAACTTTACCTAATAAATCAAAACATTTACTAGCTAGAGTTTCAAGTTCGCTTGATCCAAAATTAAAAATAACAGAATGTCTTATTCCTTCTCTTTTTTCAAAGCTTCCTTCTGCTAAAAATAAACCTATTAGAAATGCCTCATCTTCTGAGATATAATTTTTTTCTTTTTCTTTTGTATATTTTGGCTCAATCAACAAATCTCCAATCTTTACATCTTTTGCTTTTATTTTTTGTATATTTTCATATGGCAACTCTGTGCCTTTCATATTGTGACCAGTAAGGAACTTTCTTGTAAATGTCTGTTTTGTTATTCTTTTATCTTTGACATCAAAGATATCTTCATTACACCCACATAGGCACTTTTCACTTGTCCTATATACATAAATATTATGATATTCTGTTAATTTTATATCACTATTCAATCCTTCGACAGAAAGATTAATTAATGGATGATTATATCCTTTTTGTCTCTTTCCTAAAACTCGTCTTATATTTCCTTTTCCTGATATTACAAATTCTCCACAATCAACATCAGATATACATTTTTCTGTTCCATTAGACATCAAAACTGGAGCATCTGGAGGAAAACATCCATTTATATAGTTTTCTTCTACGCCTCTAGCTAAGGCAGGATAAGCAACTCTATCTATTTTCGCAATAATAAATATACCACCAGCTTTATCTTCATACCAGGAGTGTACAACTTTTCCTCTAGCTTTTTCAATATCATCATTTTGATGGTTGCAAAATATAGGAACGCCAACAAAAGTGTGTGCTGACTTCTTTAATTCTTCTTTAGGGAAAGAATCTCCATTGTCATTTACTTCATCTTCTTTAATCGCAAAAATCTTCAAGAATAAGAATTCTGGATTTTCTTTAACAGCTTTCTTTATATCAAATCCACCAACGTCATAGTTGTTGTTTTTCTCAACACTACTTACTTTGTGGGCCAATTTTACCAAATTGTATTCTTCCCACTGTGGAACGTTCAGTGGTTCTAATGATTTGTTTGTTATATCTACTTTTGCTTTTTTGTATAAAGACATATCTTCTCCAATATTTTGTAGCTCATATCAATTATAATAAAATATTACATTTTCCTCTTTTTTAATATATGCTTTTCTTATTATGTTTTTTAAACGCTTCTACTTTTTTAACCATAGCATCTTCAATTAACGGTTTATATTTATCTATAGCTTCTTTGTATTTTGAGAGAGTTTCGCTATCGTAATCTTCTTTTTGCCAATGCAAACCAACAAAACCAACAAATAAACTGTTGTATTTCAATGAGTCAGCGGAAAAAGCATAAGTATTAAATGCTTTCATATAATTTCTACAAGGACCACCATGAAGATCATCCACCATGTAAATCTCATAAGCTGGATTAAATATTCTTTCTAGTTTATCAGGAAATGCTGAAGTTAACATATTTTGTCTTTCTTGTGTGTTTTGTATACCAGAAGAGACTTCTAAAGATTCATGAGAGCAAGAGAATCTACGAATCGGGGTATCGCAAGCATATTTTCCACCATTATGAAACATAAAAATGTGACTTCTGTGCGCTCCGGTAGCTAATCTTAATTCTGTTATTAATTGCTGTAATCTAAGATCGGCGGTTAAAAACATTTTAAATTCTTCTTTAGTATAGTCTTCATTATCTTCGTCTTTTTTGCCTTTTAGTTTATTTATTAAGCCTTTAACATTAAAGAAGTTAGTTAGGCCCATAAATTCGCCACCAAAGACGATAATTATAGCTGCTATAAAACCACCTACTGCTAAACCGATATCAATTGGAGACATACTCTACACCTTATAAAAGAATAAAAGAAATAAATATATGATTACTTGTGTTATAAAAAACCAAAATCCTTTAAATAAAACAATATTATCCTTTTACCCTTCTTGGTATCTCAACAGCAGCTATATCTCTAGTGGAATAATTTCTTTGACCTGGTGGAAATCTTAAACCCCAATGACTTGAAGCATAACTCAAAGCAGAGACTATATTAGAAAAATATTTCCCATAAGGAGCATATACTTTCTTATGTTCCCAATCGTCTGGTAATTTTTTTATCCCGGCAAAAAATGCTTTTTTACCAGAAGATTCTTTAGCTGGACCAATAACAATAAAATAATCATGATTAGTTGTGTAATCGTGGCCTTCCCATCTATAATAACTACCTGGTCCTATAGTCTTATCAAAACGTCTCTTGAGAGGTTCGGATCTTTCTCTATATTTTTCTTTCCAGTTTATACCTCGATCCTTAATTCTTTTTCTTTTAGGTTTTCCAAAGGCTGCAAGTTTTGATAAATTAAAATATTCCATTATTTTTCCTCTATATAAAAAATCCAACCCATATCGTTTTCCATTTCAACTTTATACATTTCAGTAAAATTAGAAGCTTCCTTTATAAGACTTTCTCCACTTGCTTTTCTTTTATGTTTACGTTTTTCTGCGTCTTTAACATGAGCTAATATCATTTTAGCTACTTCTCCTGGATTTTGTTCTATGGCTTTTTCTTTAAACCTTAAAACTCTCCATCCGTAATTAGCTAAAGCTTTGTCTCTTTCATTATCTCTAGTTTTCGATTCTACATTCTCATGCCAAGCGGCACCGTCTGCCTCTATCGCTATTCCTAAAGTTGGAAAAGCGAAATCCATAAGGTAAGGTTGATCTTGTCCAGCAACTTTAACTTGATACTGACCATATAGCTGCAAAGGAATCTTAGCAGATTGTATAATTTTATGCATCTGTTGTTCTAGTTTGGTTAACTTTATAAAAGTTGGTGGTGGTACAGGTGCGGCTTCTGGTTCTTTCGCTCCTTTACCTCTTTTGGTTATTTTAAAATTACTAGGTATAGACCCGGCTGTAGCTGTGCCTGGTGGGCCACCTGCTGGCGGTGCAGCACCGGCACCCATATCTCCACCTGGAGGCGCACCCATATCTCCACCTGGAGGAGGACCGCCGGGGCCACCACCTAAATCCATACCTGGAGGGCCACCACCGCCGCCACCACCACCGCCCATCGGCGGCATAGGTGGTCCACCGCCCATACCTCCACCCCCGCCGCCAGCAGCGGCACCAGGCAGAGAACTCATCATCATCTGTTCTTCTCTCATTTTTTCAACTTCATGATCGTAGTTTAAATCAAATTCAGACAATAAGGTTTGTATAGATATTAAATTTTTATCTTGCAACTGCATAAGCATCTGCAACTGACTACTGTTGTCTCTTAAATTTAAATCATTCCACTTTATTTTTGGATACAAGTATACTGTTTCGCCAAGTTCAGCAGACTCTTCTTCGTCTACAAAACCTCTCATCATAGCGATAGGTAAAAATATCCTACTCTCAATCCATTCAGCTAAAGAAGATCTCCATCCTTCCAATCTCCTTATAAGAGTTTCAACACCAACTTGAGCCGAAGAATACGAAGTCATTTCACCATTTAATAAAGATTGATTTAACATCAAACCGTCAAGTATTTCTTTTCCAACGAATTCCAACTCTGCTGTAATGTTGTGTATTTTTCCAGAATTTCCAATCACGAACATTCTTCCATAAAATCTAACAACTAATAATTTATTAGGAACGGAATAACACCACACTTTTCCTTTGTACGGAAGTCTTTCTATTCTTCCTATTTGTTGTTCATTTACACTTTTGCTATCTGTCCAAAAAATTCTATAGCAAGCCCCTCTTTGTTTTAATTGATTACCATTCTCTAATGAGATCTTTGGACTGAATCCCAACTTCATAACTATATCAAAAACATTATCAGCTAACTTTTTCGATTTTGTAGAATATTTATATTTGCTTCCACAATTCATTTTTATTACATTACCGTCACCAAGCATCATAGAATCAAACATAATTTGTAAATATTTTTTTGGTAATTCTAAAATCCATTTAGGGATACTCTTTTCTCCACTTCCATGACCAAATTCCTTGTCCATAAATCTAGCGATATCGGCAGAATTAACAACAAATGTATCAATATCTATTGGGCCTCTTGTATCACTATGTATTGAATAAGAAGGATATACGGTTGAAACTATTTTATCTATTTTACTGTAACACTTACTGTATTTTTTCTGAGTAATTCCAACTGCTCTTACCTGCTTACCTTCACTTAGTCCTTTATTCCTTTCTATCTGCAAATGCCCCTCTGATAAGTAATATCCAGAAAATTCTAAAAATTCTTCAAGTGCTAGATGTTTCAATTTGTCTATATTCATATATGGTAAATTTTCAGGAATAAAACCATCCCATTCTATTTGAGACAACATCTTATAATGCCCTTTAACATCCTGAGACTGAATTATTTCATAATTATGCTTTAATGACTTTCTGGTAAACATTCTGTGGTTTGGAGTCACCGGAATATTCATTCTTTTAGATTTAAAATTATACAAACCTCCATAAATATCTGAATCATAATCGTATTCAAATTTTTCTATGTAGTTTTGTAGTTCTAATTTACCAGTTAAACTATTTATTGTCCCCAATTTTTCATTCTCTTGTATATCTTGGTGTTTTTTCCATCCATTTTCTGTAAATACTTCTATGTTTTCATCTTCTGGAAAACAGGCTCCGTACCACTCATATTCAAAGGCGTGATGCGTTACAAGTGTTTGATTAGGATCGTTTGCAACCATAGATAACTGATTACCTACATCTGCTATGTCTTCGGCGGTAGCAGGACGATCTTTGTCTCCAATTTTAACAACTCTAATAGGTAGAATTAATCTTTCAGCAACAATCCAGTTTGCTGTTATTAACTTTGTCTTATAAGCCAACATAGTCAACAATCTTTGTATAAGGGAAACTCCATAATCAGCATAAGGACACTCATTGTGCTTTAAATGACTGACACATCTGTTAGACAACTGTATAGGTTTACCTGATGTAACAAGTTCTATTAACTTCTTTGGTAATCTGTCATATATCTCTTTTGGATCTCTTTTTGACACTATTGTTTTCAATTCTTCATCAGGAACTAATACAATAACAGGATCTCCAGCAAGTACACTTTGCTTTACTTCGATCCAATCTGGGTTTAATACTATTATTCTTTTTATAGTTCCATCTGGATGATTACAAACTTTCCCTTCTTTATCCATTCCAGTCCCATTACAGGCTGGACATTCTATTTCTGTAAAAACAAAAACGTCACCCAACATAAAATATTCGTGACTAATAAGTTTAGACCAGTGATTTATCCTTAAATCCTTAGCTATTTTTTCGAATATCTTTAATGTTTTCTTAGATTTACATTCTAACTTAAAATTATTCATGCTGAATTGCGAATAGAAGTCGATACCAGCACCAATTTTAGGTTCTGTTCTATAGAAATGACGACACTGTTGATATATTTCTCTTCTTTTACTTGGAGTTTGCCAATTTTGAGGCGTATGAAGTGGCGAAGAAAACATTGGTTGAGTCATTGTGATTCTGGAATCTGAACCACCAGCAAATTGAGCTAACTTTATACCTTTTGTAGCTGAACTTGCTGCATAGTGCCCGACTGATTCTTTCTTTGTAACATTTTGATTAAAACCACCAGTTGCAAATACAGATTTTCTATTACCGTTGTTATCTTTTTTTATAGGCATACATTACTCCAATATAAATATTATCCATTTCCAGCCAATTCATCAAAAGCTGCTTCCATAGATTTTATATCGGAATTTTCAGGCTCTTCATCGGCGGTATCTGGATCGCTCATCATTTTTATTTCATCAGAATAATATAATCTTTTCCTTTTGATTTGACTTTCTACTAATTCTTCATCATTACTGGCAAAGTTATTAGTACCTTTCTGGACATATTCAGGTGTATTGTCTTTAATGCCTTGTCTTAAATCTTTTACTTGCTGAGGAGTACCTGGTGCTTTTGCGTAAAATCCTTTTTGAATTGGATATTTACCATCCTTACATGGCTGTAAAGTATCGGATCTTTCTGAACCATCACATTCGCATATATAAACAGGACTAGCTGGCTTAGATTCAAAAAAATCACTACCTTTTGGCCTTCTAGGTTCTTCAATAAATGCTTTTAAGTTTTTTTTTTAGAAGTTGAGCAAGTGTCACATTTAGAAGAAAACTTATTTAAATTAAATGACTTAGCAACCTTAGTTTCACTTAATTCGTTTTCATCCCATTTAGTTGTTTCTGGTTCAGAAGTTGGTTCGTAACCTAAATCTTTAGATGCAGCTTTTCTTTGCTCTTCCATTCTTGCTTCTAAGCTTCCCTGAGAGGCGTTGTATGGCCTTCTTAGCTCACCAGGCTTTAACTGATAGTTATTGCCTTCAGGAATCCATTTGTCTACTTCAAATCTCTTCTGAATGTATCCACCAACCCATTCTCCGGTTTTAGAATCTCTATATGGACGAGAATATTTGTCCATAATGTTTCCACGCCAGATTGATTCCCAGTCAATATTAAATACATCATCAACTACGAATCCGTAACCCTTATTTCTTTCAACTATATGCCAATCAGAAACGGGCTGTCTCAAGAATGGATCGAATCTCTTTTCAGATGGTCCGTACATTATTATGTTTTCTGCTGTTTTAGCTTGAGCTTGTTTATTTAAATTAAAGCTGGATTTAGGTAGATTAGATTTAGCTAATTTCTTTATACTTTCTTCTGTGTCTTTTATTTTAGCTGTAATTTCTTCTTTATAATTGGCATTTGGTATTATACCCTCTTCAGCCCGGTCGGAAGGGCCGATTTTCATTTCTGAAGGTAGTAAATTATAGAAGTGGTCAGCTAAGTTAGCTTTTTCATTTAATGACATATCTTTCTTCGCTCCTATTGCTTTATAATATATTGATAACCCTTCTTTAACTTTTTCTCCAATACTGCTATCTACATTTTCGGCAGAGCTTACAGCCATCAAAATATCGTTTCTAGCATTAATTTCATCTACTTTATCTAAATATCCCTTTACAAACTCTTCAACTCCGTTAAACTTCATACCCTGCAACTTAGAAATATTACTTTGTTGATTATTCTGGGAAGGTTCTACAGTATTCTGGGAAGCGAATTGATCTAAAGCATCAATTTGAGCTTTTTTAAGATTAAATGGTTTACTTTTTGCAATTATTCCAGTTTGTATGTTTTTCATTTGGTCTATTTCACCCTGCTGCTTACTTACAGCTTTTTGAGTTTGCTGATCTAGTTCACCAGCAGCATTAGAAACAACTTTAGCTTCATCATTTATTTTCTGTAATTCAGCAAGTTGAAGTGCTGGGTTTTGTATTAATTTTATATTATCAGGTACTTGTATTCCTTGACGAATCATCTCTTCTATCTGTTTTTGTATTTCAGATAGTCCACCCATAGTACCCTGATTATTTTGAGAAACTTTATTCATTATTTTTATCCGAATTAAAAAGACCACTCAATAAATCAGAAGTTATCTTCTTTGTTCCAAAGTTATTTTTCCAAGAATCATCTTTTTCTTTTTTTTGCTTCGCTCTATCTGTTATCTTTTCACCATCGGTTTTATCTGCTAATCTACCAAATGCCTTTTCATCAAGATTATCAAATATGCTAATGCTTGTTGTTGGCTTCTGATAGTTTTTTGTAGAACCATATTCAGATAAAGAACTAACACTAGATTGTTTTCTGGTATCTGTGTTTTTGAGATTATCAACCATTTCATCCATTCTTTCTTGATTGTATCCATTTCTTACTTTTTCTATGTTCTTATTGGTTTCTTTTATAATTTCACCATTGTCTTTTTTGCCAGTATTTCTTTCGATAACCGATGTATCAAAAATACTATTATTTGTTTGAGAACCAATATATTTAGAAGGACCACCAATATCAAGAACAGAACCACCACCAGCAGACAAAATAGACTTATTGCTATAATTCTCTATTGCTTTTGAATTATCTGACTTCTGTGCTGCTTTCATTTTAAACTTACTTTCAGAAGAAGCTTTTGTTGGCTTGCTTTCTTTAGGAGTTTCTTCTTTTATATCTATAAAGTCTATAAATGACTGATCTTTAGTTTTACTTAATTTCATATCTTTGCTCCCTTTATTATAGCATCAAACAAAGACTTCCTGTGTTCTTTTATCATTTCAGAAATAGTTGAGGCCATTTTCTTTGTCGCAGGCTTCTTTGGCTTATTAGAAGACTTTTGTGATTCTGAAGCTCCACCGCCACCACCATAAACTTCATCTAATATATCACCAGCCATATCTTCTTCATCGGAATTTTCGCTTTCTGTGGCGTCATAGCTGAATTGCATAACTATCTTTTTATCTTTTCTTTCAGCCTCAGAAAAACTAAGACCAAACTTGGTTTGTATCTCTTTAACGATAGAGGCAAAGTCTTTATCACTAATTCTAGTTTTCTTACCATAGTATCTATCTGGAATTGCTATTTCTATTTCTCTAGAGCCTCCAGGATAAAGCTTTTCTCTTACAAACTCTTCCTCAAATTGCTCTAATCTTCTTGCTGGATATCCAAACTGTTGTAGTTTATTAAATATATATTGAGAAACATCGTGTGCTTCTTCACTTTTTACATTTTCTTGGTCTGGAACTTTTACAAAATCGTTGCTTTCACCTGGTTTATCTTTAATGGCAGTTTCTTCTGGTGGAATATTTCCCACTGGCGGCTCATTTCCTTTAACAGGACCACCAGTGGGAATATTTTCACCTTCATTTATAGAGTTCTCAATGCCATAGCCGGAGTTCATATCTAAACCTTGAGCTACAACTCTTCTTCTGTGTCCGCTTGGTACAATAGCCATAATTATTCCTATTTTAATCGCTTAAATCGTGCAACAACTAATACAAGCAAAGATTACTGTTCTTGCAACATGGCATCTACATAAGCAGCAGGATAGTAAGCTAAAAGATATTTTCTGTATCTTGCTCTGTCTTTGCTGTTCAATTTAGAAAGCTTTATAACCTTCCTGGTTACATTAGATGCAGTCAAAGACTTACTTGCTTCCATAGCTTTTTCGTCTTTTTCATCCTTCTTATCTTTCTTGTCATCGTCTTTCTTGTCTTCTTCTTTATCTTTAGATGCTTCTACTTTCTTGTTTTCATTAGTTACAGCAGAAGGCTTAACGCTTTCGCCTTTCTGATGAAGAGGCTCAACATCTAACTGACCAGAAGACTCTCCTTTATCCTTAGATTTAGAAGCTGCTGGTTTGGCCGCTGATTTAGACTTTTCATCAACAACCTTTGGCTCGTTAGTTAATTTAGCTTCGGCTTCTGGTTGACCAGAAGACTTTCCTTCTTCTTTCTCAGCAACCTTAACAGTGCCACTAGAAGATGCCGTCTTAACATTTTTTCCCTTTACGCCAGCGACAATATCCGCTAAAGATATACCACTTCCAAGAGATACAGAATTCGTCATAAATTTAATTTTTTCCATCGTTTGAACTCCTTTAAAATTCAATAAAATAACCCTATCACATTAATTAGAACTTTTATACAAAAAATCCTTTATTTACAATTTAAAATATTTTTTCTTAGAACTAGCTGTCGTTGTGCCGAGGTTGAAATAGCCATTACTATATTGACTGTTTTCAGGTTGCTTGGCTGGTGTTGGTTGTACAGCAGGCAAAGACTTAGCAAAATTTCTATTTAATTTAATTCCATATTCTTTTGCAAACTGTTTAACTCCACTTGGCCCTAATTTTCTCAAATTATCTACTAATAAATTCATATTATTAGTAAATGTTTTCATATTTATTTTCTTTCTTCCTTTTGCGGTTGCTGCTAATTTATAAACCTCATTAACCGAAGCAAACACTCCAGGTAAATATTTCTTAAGATAATTTCGAGTATATCCTCTGTAATTTTTAAAGTAGCCATCCAAAATCGCCTTATCTAAACCATAGGTATTTACATTTTGCTGTGGTTGAGCCGTATTGGTCGTTTGAGTTTGTGCTGGTGTAGAAGCTGCGGCGGGTGATGCTGCTGATCCCGCTGGTGCTGGATTCTGCGTGTTTGTATTTTGCGTATTTGTTAAATAATTTTGTGTCCACCAAGGAGAGTCTTTAGCTGGTTTAGCTGGTTGAGATGTCTGTTTAGACTGTTGTACTTGCTGTAACGCTGTAGAATACGCTCCAATAGCCTTTAATAAGCTATTAGCAGCCGCACCACGGTTTCCTATGTTACTTGAACTAGCGAATACCCCAATAGCCTGCATCAATTCTTTAGCTTTTGGATCTGCTCCAAACATATTTTGTAATTCTGGTATTTTAGCTCTAACTTTTTGCTGGAGTTGAATAAAGCCATTATTGTTACCTTTCAATCTAATATTCTCAATGCCGCCCATAACTTCTTTTTCTAAATTATTTAACCAAGATATCTTTTTGCCTTCATCACCTTGGAATAAACCTTTAGCACCAGACCACATTTGATTAAATACTCCACCAAATTGAGATTCTTTTACTAAAGAAGATGAAACTTCAGCCAACTTAATAGAAATATCATCAAAACCATTTTCTTTCGCAGTATTTGCTAAGACAGCTATATCTTTTGCTTTTTCTAATATTGAATCTGAATAGGTATTAACTTCTTCATTTATAGTATTGAATACGGCATCTCCGACATTCAATCCAGAAGCAACCTTAGCATTAAAAGAATTAATAAATTTCTTTTCTTCATTTTGTACTGAAGCTTTCTTTATAAGACTATTATCATTGGCATATTTTTCCCAACCACTTTTGTCGTTATTTATTGATTCTACGTATTCTTTATGACATTCTTCCCAAATTTGTTGTGCGCCCAATTTGCTGGTTGCTCTTTTTTGTCTGTAGCAGTTAGACCAACATCTGGTATTCCTTATCCAATATCCTTGGACACCAACGTATTGTGCTGTTTTTATTTGTAAAACAGAAGAGGACACATCATCAATTCTACTAGCGAATTTATGATATCCATCATTATCTAACTTTGTAGCCAATTCAACTAAATCATTAATTATTTTTTCCATTTTATCTTCCTTTTAATGATAAATACTGATACATCATCTAGTATTTTACAAATTATTAACAATATTACCTTTTTAAACTTTTGTTTTTTCTTCTTCTTAATCTTCTTATATAATTTTTCCTAGTTTTTGAAAAATTAAACTTAGGAACAAATTCTTCTCCAGTAAATTCAAACGCCAATACTCCATTGGTTGTATATGTTCTAACATCATTTACATTCTTATCCCAAGCTGCAACGTTTCTACGTTTTGTTGTTCTTGCAAAAAAATCACCAACTGGCTCTATATCTCTTATTAAAATGATACCCTTTAATGTCTTATACTTTATCCTAATTGTCTTTTTATTTTCTTTAGCCCATCTATATGCTTGAAAAAATGTACCAAATTTAGGAATAGCATTATCGTTTTCTTCTTCCTCGAAACCAGCAATATTATCAAAGTTTTGAATATCTTTTGCTGTAGCTGGGTTTTCGTCTTCTAAACCATCTTGAAACTTATCACTTAAATCATCAGGCGTATACGTCTTCAATTCTTCAGAATCACCCATTGGCTGCTCTTCATAAGAAGATAAATC